CAAACTTTGGAATGCCGAAACCGACAATTTCTTTGCCTTCACCGTATGAACGAACCTTCACCATAACCATGCCGCCATTGCGCTGGTCGCCTGTCCCGCTGGTGTTTCCTTCGATCGTCAAGCATGTCTTTGAATCGATAAGCCCAACCACAATGCCAATGTGTGAAATGCGGTCAACGCCGTCGTGTGGAAAATCCATAAATGCTAAGTAGCCCAATTGCGGCATGCCTGACCAGCGTTGAATCTCTTTGAATTTGTGCGCGCCAATTGCAGTTGACACGACTGAATGAATCTTGACGCCTGCCTGTGCTGCACACCAATTGACAAAACTGCCACACCAGGGCAAACCGTCTGCCTTTGTAAATTTGCCGTATTTGGTTAAATTATCGCCTTCTTCGATCGTGCCGATTTCAGCTGCTGCGACTTCGATCAACCGTGCGTTTGTGCCGTCAGGATAAATGCTCATGGCTTAGTTGGGAACTTTGCTTCATCTGCCAAACCACCCTGTGCAGGTAAATCGCGCAATGCTTGACGATAAATCGCCCATTTTGCTTTGTCGGCTGGTGAATCTGAAAGTTGTGTCCAGTCTGTGTTTTTCAATTCGGCATTTCGCCACAATTTAATTTGTTCCCATTTTTGTTCATTTGTTGCGTTGGGAAAACGATCATTGAATTCAAACATTATGCCCCCTCGTAAGTGAAACTCGTTGAATATTTGTCACCTGTTGTCCATGTCATTGGGTTAGTTGGCGAAACATTGTCTGATGTCAAAAATGCGCCGTTTGTTGGAAATACTTGCCATCTAAAACGATCAGGGTCAATGATCATTGCGCCGCCATTGTAGAACGCCGTTCCTGTGTCTTCGCATTTTCCAAAAACAACAACTAATTCGTTGAAACCTGCGGCGCAATTTGCTGGAAGGCTGACCGCTGGTGTGCCACCTGTCAAACTAGTTGTGGAACCAAAAACAATGCTAAAAAAAACTGTTATCAGTTTTCCGCTTTGCGTGTAACGCGCCACCACTGTGCCATTTCCAACCGTCAAATTTGTATAAGTTGGCGAATACGCTTGCCATGTACCACCTGCATTTGGTGCTGCCCATGTTGGCACACCGCCTGCCACTGTTAAAACCTGACCAGTTGAACCAACGGCAAGTCGCGTGTTGGTGTTTGCAGTTGCTGATGAATAAGCAAGATCGCCAAGCGTTGTTCCTGGTTGTAATGCCTTCAAACGCGTGTCAACGCCTTGCAGTGCGACGTCGAAGTCGGCTGGAAGGTCGGTGACTAAATCACTCGCCGTTGGAAGAACAAAACCATAATTCGTGGTTGGGTTCGCCATGTGTGTTTCTCCTTTTCTAAGCCACTATTGTGGCAGTTTCCCAGGTTAAAGTCGGCGACACGCTATTCCAACGCTCGGTGATCGGGACGTCGTTCCAGCGCATTGCCTGCAATGAGTATGCCAACGGTGACAACAACAACGTGACACTCAAACGGTTATAGGCGGCTTGAAACGACCAGCCTTCGACGAATCCTTGAAACGTACCCGAAGCCATGTTTAGCGGTAGGTTGTTCAGGGCTATTGCTTGACCCATGAAAATATTGATCAAGTTGTCACGGTCGGAATTGTCCATTTCGGGGTTGGTCAAATCAAATGTGATTTCGCTAAAGATTGGCTGCGGTTGGGCACGCAATGACAAATAGAAATTTGCTTGGGCGGTTGCGTCGGCTGCATTGTGCAACGTCGTTTCGATAATTTGCGCAAGTGTGCCGTATTGCGCAATTGAATCAGCGTCACTAGCAGATCGTTCGCTGCTGCTGGTTGCGTCATATTTGATTGTTAAGGAATTTCGAACGTCGCCAACGCGGGTTTCAATGCGCAAACCTGCTGCACGGGCTTGATTGGCGTCAAGGTCAACGTAACCGTTTGCAGCTAAATAAACGGTTCGGTGTGTACTGTCAGCGTATCCAATGCGACCTTGCGCATCTTCATAAACGTACCCCAGCCCTGAAGTTGCCAACGCTGAAACCAATGAATAAATGTCAACGCGGTTGCTGGAACGTGCTGCTAATTCGTAATTGCCTGGCGTGTCAATTTCGCCCAAACCGTTGTTTTCGGCGTTTGCCCAGGTAATTGTTGGGTCATAAGTTGCCCATGTCAATGCCCCCGGCACTGAAGCCCATGAACCAAACAATGCCTGTTTCAAAATAGTTTCAATTTGATTGCCGTCAAAATCTTTCGACAAAACACCATTGGTCAATGCTTTTGGCAAACGTGCCAACGCGCCCAATGCCGTGATCGAATATGTTTGTGTGAACATGGTTGAACCTACGTCGCGCACTTCCAAGCCAATATCAACGACGTTGCCGCCAAAAATGGCAACAAATGTCCCCGAAGTGTTTTTGACTGAAACACTTATCGTTGAATTGATTTCGACGGGAATTGCGGTTTGACTCACGTCTAGCAGCTGAAGATTGACATAACCCGCCTGTGCTTGCTCATAAATATTTGTCCGACCGCTGCGGATTGTAAGATTTGCCAAAACTGCGTCGGTGTATTCAATACCGTCAATTTCAACCAACCAAATGGGTGACCACTGCGTCATGCGATTTGCAGGTTAGTTGCGCCGCCTGTGCCGCGATAGTAGGAATTGTTTAAGGTGTCAATGATTGTGCGTGCAGTGCCTTCTTTGTCAAATGCACCAGTCACGGTCAGGTTAATCGTTGTACCCATTGAAGCGGCTTCAGCCATGCGGAATGAACCAGGGTTGAAATTGCCTGAAACAATGTTGTTAGCAGCTGACGCAGCCGAAGCGACTGCACCGGCAATTCCCGTGCTTGCGCTGCTAGTTGTGCCACCGCCTGATGAAACACCCGTTGGGACGGTTGTTGTTGGTGTCGTCATGACCGTACCTGTTGACATTGAGAAATTACCCAGCGCACCCGTTGCGGTCGAACCTGATGAAGCACCAATTTTTTGAATCGGCGGAATGTCCTTACCTGTTTGAATAAGGTTGTAACCCTTGATAATCAAATTGATTCCGTCAATGGCAGTGTTCAACAATGGCTTAATCGCAGCCAAAACTTTTGCAATAATTGTGATGACGACTTCAGCAATGTCGCCGACGACTGACAATGCCCCGCCAATTGCTGCGCCGATTTTTGGCGCAATAAATTTGACCACTTCCCAAAATGCTGCAAATTCGTCCTTGCTATTCATGACCGCGGTTTTGACGCTATCGAACACGGACTTCACGCCTTCAATGATTGGTGTAAATGTCTTTTTTAATGTCGTGCCAACGTCAGTAATTACCTTGCCAAACCCGTCGCCTTCGGTCAGGCTGAACGCCGCTGAAAATGCCTGGATTGCTGGCAGGGCGTTTTCATTGATGAACTTCAATAATTGATCAAGAATTGGAAGCAACGCAGTGCCCAGGGTTTCCTTCGCTTCGTCGAATGCAACCTGAACACGTGCAATTTGTCCCGCGTAAGTGTCTGCATTTCGTGCAGCAGCCCCACCAAACAATTCGGTCAGGCGACCTTGAACCTGTTCAAATGACATGGTTTTCAATTCGGCAGTAGATAAGCCAACGCCCAATTTACCCAGGGCAGCGGTGTTGCCGTCGTACGCCTTCGCAAGTGAATTTGCAATTGCTTCAACTGGTTTGCCTGTTGCTGCGCTGATGTCTAGCGCGGTTGAAAGTAAGTCCTGCGCCTTTGTAATGTCGCCCGTCGATCTAACCAGGCGACCCAATGCAGGGCGCAATTCGTCGTCAGCAACACCAGTAGCCAATGACATTTGAAGAATTGAATCTTCCGTTGCTTTGATTTGCGCCTGGGTTGCACCCGTGGCATTTTCCAACGCCAATGCCAATTGTGTTTGTGCCTTTTCGTCAGCGATTGCAGCCTTTACGCCTTCGATACCAATTGCGATTGCAGCAGCACCAGCAGCGGCAGCAGCTGCGGCGAATGCTTTACCAATTGCAACGCCTGCCTTGCCAACCTTGTCGCCAAATGTGTCGACGTCGCCTGACGCGGTTTTCAGTGATTTGTTTAAATTGTCAACGTCACCAAGAATTGAAAGTTTAAGGGTACGACTGCCAGCCATTAGTCAAACTCCTTCACAACTTTGACGAATGCGTTTTCCCAACGCTTGACGATCTCAGGCTGGATTCTGCGCAATGTCGGATAGATAAACCAGCCGCGTGAACCGCGACCTTCACGACCTGACCACACTGGAAATTGCTTTTTCTTATTCGAACCGAATTCGTTGCCTGCCCATAACTGTTGCGTTGTGCCGCCGCCTGAAAACTTTTGCTGCGCGAAACCGTATGAAATCTCACCAATTTTTGATGACTTTGAAACCTTTGCACCAGTTGCAATTCTGACTTTTGCGGCTTGATTTGTGCCGCTGGTTGACGCAGCGTCGATCACGCTTGAACGAACATAGTCCGCCAATTCGCTGCTGATGACTTTTGCCTGTTTGGTTGCTTCTTCGTCCATTGCTTTGAATGAACGGGTTATGGCGCGCAATTCGGCTTTGT